AGTTGATAGCAATTGCAGTACCAATAGTTACACTACTTGAATCTTGTAAAGTAATTGGTGTGTAGTCAATATCAATACGACCACTAAAACCACTCACATCAACATAGTGACCATATTGTGTTCCAATACTTTGGTTGTTAACTATTTCTGTTGCTGCAATTTGGTCAATTTGAATACTTTGTTCACCAGAGTTTTCAACTCGGAAACCTTTGACATATGCTACGCCTTGACCTACAAGTGCATGAACTTGTGAATTGACTTCACCTTCTGGTATGCGGTCATCTGTAGAAATTGGAAATTGTTCTAATACATAGTTACCTGACTCTTCATATGTTCGTCTAGCCATTTCTTCGCCTAGAACATTATATTGAGAAACATCTCTAAGCCCAACTGCGTTTCCGTTTTGGTAACGAATTAGTGTGAAGAAGTCAGAATCTGCTGCAGCTGCAGCAGGTGTAAGAATACTTAATGTTGGAGTAAGTTTTAATCTGTCTGCACCAGGTGCATTTTCGTTTTTAGAACCGTATGCATTATCATATAAACTGTTGTCTTGTAATGCATTAATTTGTGATTCTGTTACTTGGAAACCAACAGATTTATCAGCAGCAACATCACTATAATTTTCAACAATGAGTGTTTGTTCTTCTGCAAATATGAAATGACCTTTTTGGAATACAATACCAGGTGACATTTGAATACCAAATGCTTTACCTACTCTATCACTACCTGATGCTGTTTTTGTATTACTGTCAATAGCGAATACTGGATTTGTTACTGCTAGTGGAGCCTGAGTACCACGTTTATATTTAAAGAGCTCAATACTAAATGTTTCGTTAACTGTATATTCAGTATAATTTGTTGTTGTATTTAAATACTTAATCCAAAATGTACTTGGTGTTGCTGTAGCATTAGTACCTTTAACACCTTTAATAATTTGAGCTCGCAATCCAGAGATAGAGCCTACCATTACATAAACATAGTCAACTTCAATATCGTCTACACCAGGTGACTCTACAACAACTCTACTTTCATATTCAGATGGGTCGAAACCAGCAGGAGCTAAAAGTTTAACATATTTTAAATCTTCATAGTTATTAAAAGTACAACCTTTAACAATACTACCTTCTTTAAATATATTGTCACCAAATTGTTCAATCTGGTTTTGCAGAATGCTTTGTAACTGTGTGAGCTCACGAGCTTGAACCGCAAATCCCGGCTTAAACAAGATTCGATTAAATTGTTTATCTTGGTCGTAATCGTCAAAATATGGCGATTGATTGAGATTTGTGTTAATAGGCATTTATATTATTTCCTTAAAATTCCAGTACAAACTTAAATTCCTCACGAGATAGGTCGGTTCTTGCTAGTGGGAAGAAGTTCTCCATAAAGTAGACTTCACCAGTCTTTTGCATATAATTTGATAATGTAACGTTTGTTGTTACCGGATTATTTATATTGATAGTCTGGCCTGTTTCGTTTCTAAATGGTAAAGTTAAATCTAATGGTACATCGTTTGTGTTATTTGAATGTAATTGACCCGTATTTGCATTATTTGGGAATGGTCCTAAATACTCAGCAATATAAACTGTATTTGCTGATGAGTCAATTTCATGTATTTTTCCACTAAATGTTGTTTCATTGCTACTATTGACTTGTATGACTGTACTATTTGCTGTTAGTTTATTGTAATCATCTGTTACTACTGCTATTCTGTTGTCGAATATATTAGCAGTAAATCCACTATCAAATTCAGGTGATCGCACAATACCTACACCACCGTAAGTATTAACATCACCAATTTGAGTATTGTCTTCTGCTGTAATATATCCATAAAAACTAAAGTGTTTACATTTTAATTCATCAATTAAATTAAAACCGTGGCCACCTGGGGGTGATAAACGAGCTCTTGCTAATGCTCGTACATCTGTTGTTGTATTATCTTCTGGTAAAAATTGATTAGTACCAGGGTCTATTACTTCTATTGTTGCATTAGTGTAATCACTTCCTTCTTTTAAAACTGTAATACTTGCAATTTTATTGTTTACAATATTAGGTATACCTACAGCTCCTGTACCATCACCAGTAATTTTTATTCTTGGGAATATTTTAAAGTTAGCATTACTCAATACTCCAGTTGTATCTGGTGTTGGAGCACCTGTTAATAATTCAGCACCAACACGTATTTCAGCATTACCTGTATTTTCATTATAGTTATAATAAGTAATTTGGAATAAACGAGATACACCGTCTGTTGGATTAGTAGTGTAAATAAACTGACCAGTATAAAAGTTTTGAACTGGGCTAAATTCAGTAAATGGGTTAACGATTAATACGCCAGATTGAAATGGGCTTTGAAGTAGTCCGCCTCTGTGCTCTTCATATCCAAAGTTATCGTCTGGATTAGTTACCTTAATATCTGATATAGTACTATTTGTTGTTGGTAAAGGATTATTTGGATTTGGAGTTGGTACAATTGGAACATAACCGATTGCATTATATGCGTCAAATTCTAATGTTGAAATAAAGTACATATATTTCCAAACATACCCATCAGCTGTAATGTATATTTGGTTTGAATTAGTAGGGTCGTAATTAGGCGGTGTTGATGCTGTTGTACTATTATTGTTATTTAAACATTTAAATACTCGGTAATCACCAGTATCATTATCATTAGGACCAACTACTGCATAAAATTTTGTGTCAGTTAAATCTATATTATCATCATATTCAGTATATACTTGACCAACCTGCCAAGGATAATATTTAACCATAAAATGAATATCGTTAGGTAATATTTTTTTACCAAAAAGTGTTCGCTCTAAGAATCCAGCTTTAGAGGCTTGTGCATCGACTGGTGCGAACGTGTCGATACCAGATACGAAAATATAATAATCATTGTTCACGAGGTCATCTATGAATAACCTTGTCACATCTGATTTAAAACTATTACTTAATATTTCTGCCATTTGTTAGACTCTAACTGTTTTTATTATTTATTACCAGCTTCAAGATGAAAAAGAAACCTTTTGCCTAGGCCATGCTCTTCCTGTTACTGGTCTTCTGCCATTTGTTGTTTGTTCTGAACCACCAGCAATATATTTACCGTTGCCCATTCTAATTCCCCAAGGGATATGTACTCTTAATGCTGGTGTTCCGTATAGCTCTGTTAGTTCTGCACCACCGTTCTGATAATTATTATCTTTAATTCTGTTTACTTCAGTCGATGCATATAATTTGCTCGATGATAAATCTTGAGGTTGATATACACAAGTTGCACTAAGAAGATAAGAACCTGAAACATTTTGGAAATTAATTCCGTCATCTACATCTGTAGATAAGTCTGTATCTCCAATTAAATTTTCTTTTGCAGCGTTAACCATAATATCTTTTAATTTTGCAATGGATGGATATACTCCTCGCTCAGTAAAGTAATGCTCTAAAAATACTGTTGCGCATCCAGCTGCGAGAGGTGCTGCACAACTTGTTCCACTGAAATATCCCCATTTGCCATCTGAATAAGTACCAGTCGGATAGCTTGTCCAAGTATATGCACCATAAGCAGCAAAATCAATCTGAGGTCCACGACTACTATAATCGTCCATTAATCTGTTTACATCATCTTGTTGACATGCAGCAATTGTAAACTGATTATCTCCACCTGTATTTTCTGCTCTCAAAGGATATACAGTTGTTTGAGAACCCTGTGTTGAAGATGTTAAAGTATTTCTATCATTTGTAATTGTATTGGTAACATAAGTTGAACCTGCATCAACCGTAATTGATGTATTAAATCTTGGGTCTGTTGGGCTTACACCAATATGAGAATTATTACCTGCACTTGTAAATGCATAAATTCCATTATAACTATTATATTGACTCATTACTGTATCAAATGCAGAATACCTTGTTTGGTCGGGTATGGAAATCATCCACTTGTCAGTACTATCTGCAGGGTCTTCGATAACTCTTGGAATAAGTAAATTATCTACAAATGGTCTATAGTCATCGTACCAATTATTAGTAACATTAGCTCTAATTTCACCAGTCATTCCACCGTGATAATCACAAATATAATCATAAACATCTCCGGCTTCTGGCATAGTTACTGTAACTGTAGATGTTCCTTGACCACTTACTCCTGCAACATTAGTTCCGCTTTTTCTGATATATAATGGATGTCCACCAGATGCTTGATTATCAATAACTACAGTATCACCTGGTTTTACAGTAATAACTCTATTACTAACTTGTGTATCACCTGCAACTTTAGCATAAATTCTATCATCACCAGTTACTTCATAAGCACTTGAGCCTGAAGCAGTCATTGTAATATTCCAAGTTTTTGGTTTATAACTATTATTACGAGTAATTGTTTCAGACGAACCATCTGCTTGATATGCTACAATCTGACTGATATCATTTATTTTATAGAATCTTTCGTGGTCAACTCCTACGAATCCCCATGCTCCTGTTACTACAGTTGCATTACGAACTCCTGTGACAGGATTGACCGGTTTATTAATGTGCCAAGTTAATGCTGTATAGTAAGCAGTTGTTACACCATCAGCTAAATACATAACTCTTAATGAACTTTTTTTACCCCAACCACAATACTTACCACCTGCTGCACTAAGTACACCAATTGCATGAGATGAGAACCAATTTGTATTATTATTAGTTACTTGATTGTTTCTTGCTGAAGTCATTGAACTGGAAGTATCGCTCCACTCCATAGGAACAAATTTAGAATTATTACTATCCCATTCTTCAAAATCAACATGGTCTTCGTGACCTGCATTACCTGAAGCTGGACTACCTGCTTCAATAGCAACAATATCTACATATTCACCAAGATAATTGCTTTTAACAGTATCATCAAATTGATATTCAGTACCTTGAAAATAACCAAATGGCTGTGTACCATCTGCTGTTTTAAACTCGCTTGTAAAAAACATATTTAAACCAGTATTTTCTGCACCATTACCAGTAGGATTAAATTTAGTTCTGTATGTTACACTGCTTGTTTCGTATCTTGGAGTAGTAGATGGATATGATACTAATTCTTGTACATCTCTTTCTGGTCCACATTCAATTACTTTAGAACTTGCTCTTAATGTTTCTGCTTCTTCGTCAGTCAACATCATCGCAATCATACCATCCCATAAATCAAAGTTACAATGAACTTGCATTCCAGCTGCTTCATTAGCTAGAAAATCTGCTTCATCTGTCCCTGGCTGAAATATAACGTTATGAATACGTTTGCTCATTTATTTTAACTCTCTAGTTTTAATACGTCAATAGTAACTGTAACTGTTCCTGCACTTCCAGAATTATTTTGTACTGCTACTGGAACCTCAGTTTCACTGTCATCAAGCCATCCCATAATAGATGGTGTAATTTTAAATTCTGTAGTACCAGAAGCTGTAGCAATAAATTCTGCAATAACACCTGAGCCATTTGATGGGTCAGTTCCTTGTGTTCTTCCTGCGTCTGCAGTTCTTGATGCTGTATCAGAATAAATCCTTACCCAACATTGTTTGTCTACTGTAACTTTTTGTAAAGCGAATGATAATCCTAACGTTGCGTATTCAACAGAACCTGAAGCACCATCTGAGATTGAAGCAGTTGTTTCTGCTTCTTGTACTCTTGAAGCTCCACCTCCACCTCCGCCACCGAGGTCTGAATTATTTGCAAGTTGTACCCAGTTACCTGAGTGTGCAAAATACGCTGCACCTGTACCATGTACATGAGCAAACATACCGTGATAAGTTGAAGCATTTGGTAAGTCACCTTCTGTAGAATAAACATTATTAAATAATACTTTATTACCACCCATATCTAAATCAGAGGCAGTTACTGCATTAATAATATCCGTGTTTGAAACCGAGCTACCACCCGATGCGTTTAATACTCCGTTACTTGCTGTTAAATTATTACCTGCAATTGCTGTAACAAAATCAGCGATCGTGTCTTTCTTAGAATTATTAGAATCATCAGCATCAATAAATCCAATACTATCTGATGCTACATCAAGTGTTCCACCTGTTAAACTGTTGAGGTCAGTACCACCGCCTCCACCGCCGCCTGAAGCATTAATTGTAACACTATCTGCATTAGCATCAGTTGTAATAGTAACATTAGAACCAGCTACTAAAGTAAGAGTATCTGTAGTTCCATCGGCTGCAATACTTGTTTGACCTGCAACTGCAATGCTTCCAAATGTATTAGCAGAAGAACCACCGCTTGGTAATGCAGTCCATGTATAATCAGAACCATCCCATTGTAATACTTCATTACTTCCTGCACCTGAAACATTTAAATGAGCATCAACATCAGAATCTTCATAAGAACTATTAGAGCCGCCACCGCCTCCTCCAGTCATTTCAACCCAAGTATAAGTACCATCTGCGTTTGTCTTTAATACATAATCAGATGTTTCTGAATTAGTAACGTTATTTGCATAGACATGAGGGGCAAGAGGGTCTGTATAATTTAAAATTGAACCACCAGAAGTATCTGCAAGTAATCTTCTCCAAGAACCGTGAGCATAGTACATTGAACCAGTATCGTGAGCATGGCCGATAGCTCCGTGATAAGTACCAGGGTTCAGTGCTTGTAAGCTTGTTAGTGTATCATAATAGAATGATATTTTATGTGGTTTACCTGTTAAATCGAAATTACCATTTGCATCAAATAAATTGGTAGCAGATGTTGAACTACCTAATGCTAGGTATAATTCATTGAAGTTATCGTTTGATTTATCGAAAGCATTACGTAACGGGTCACCTGTCCCGTCGTTCGCAGATGCTCCGATATTAATTGTTTGCTTGGCCATAGCGTCCTCTTTTAAAAATCTTTAATTTTATTATTTATCTCTAGTATGATATATCGTAATCGTTCTCTAAATACTTTTCAAGTAATCTAAACATATCCGTAGATACTGTATGAGCAACATTATCATTTAAGAAAATTGTATTACCGTAATCTACTAATGTACTTGCCGACCCATAAGCCGAACCACTTAATAAATTACCATTATATCCTTGTGATTTTGCAAATGCAAGTGCACTGTTTGGCGCACTTAGGAATGTTTGTCCTACAAAGTTTCCACCAGTGTATGGAACCGTTGTATCAAGTCTTCCGTTTAAATGTAAAATCTTTCTTTGTGGTAATGATGTAACTAATGTATCATATCCATCATTTGAATATGCATTACCTGTTTGTTCGTGATTAGATGGATAATAGAATTGACCACCTCTGTATTGGTCATTTGTTGTCTGTGATATAATACATGCAATTGTATCAACACCAGTATCTTCAATTTCTACTGCTGCTCTCAATGCAAGTCCACCACCATTACTTATTCCTATAATACGAATCTTAGTTTCATCAACATTTTGGAATAGTTTTAAATTGGTTATGAGTTCTTCGAGCATCTCAATATCAGGTCCATTACTACCTTCGTTAGAAATATTCCAACTGTTAGCGTAACCTTGTACACCAACTAATATATGTCCTTGTAATTCATTTCCAAACTGTGTTACCATTGCAGCACCATTACCACCATTACCATGTAATAATATTGCTGTTGGATAAGGTGCACTTCCTGTTGAAGGCATTCCAATTGTTACTTCATAATCGTGGAATCCTTGACTCCAATTTTTAGTAATTGTAAGGTCAGATGATTCGCTTAAGTTTGCACCACCTGTACCACCAGGTGTATGGTCTGCTGTAACATAAGTACTGTCTACTGAGAAGTTCGTAACTGATGCTCTTAAATCTGCAATGTCTGCAACATCAAGCGGTGAGCCTGAGCCTTCGTCGTTGAATAACCTAATGAATCTTTGTTTAGTTTTTCCTGTATTACCATATTTGTAAATAAAGTCACCAAACATTTTAGAACCAGCAAGGTGAACATTTTCTTTTAGTAATTTTTCGTATTGACTTTTATCTAGAGTTGATTTAATTTGATATGAATACTCTTGGTAAAAATCACTGTCTTGTATTCTCATACCTGAATTATAGTAAGTATCAATTGCAGCACTGTTTGCAGCTTGAGTTACGTAACCATTAATATGAGATGAATAATCTTTCCAATAACCTTTATTTTTTCCTTGCTCTTGTGCTTCAATTGTTCCACTTGCTAAAACTATACTCGTGTCAATAGGGTCTCGTAATGTACCTGTGTCACCATTAACATAAGAGAATCCAGAATTATTAATTGCAACTTTATTAATATAACCTGTTTCAAAATCTGCACGAGCATTAATAATTGCATTATCACCATAGAAGCGACTTGAGTAATCTGTACTAGCACCAGCAATAGTAAATACATCATTGTTAGAACGAATAATGTTGTTTATACCAGTAAATCCATTCCAAGAGTTTGGTAGTATATAAAGTAATCCTTGTACACTATCTATTCTGAGTATACTAGCAGTAGCTAATGTAGTTTCTTCAGTAATACTTTCGTTAACATTAAATAATGCAGCATCTTGTATATTAGATAATCTTATTACTTGACCGCGTTTTTCAAATTTAGTAATTAAATCATCTTTTGCTCTTGCAAAAATTTCAAAGCCATAATTAGAACCAGGGTTAACATTTTCAAATAAATCTAATTTACCAATTTCAATACCTGATGTATCAAATGCATCTGCAAGAACAGTAGAAAGTGTAACTGGAGAAGCAGTACCTGACATAGGAGTTATTGCTCCATAATCAGCTGCATCAAGCGCAATACCTAAATAAGGTTGAATCGGGTCTGTAATGAGATTAACTGTTTCTGTATCTGAAATAACAGCATAAACATCCGTATTAGCATCAGGTGGATTACCCTCTGGATATAAAACAGCTGGTAATTGAACGGGTGATGAATTGTTAAACGGTGATACACCAATTTGTATGCCATTTGCTTTTAAATCAATATTAGGATTTCTGTCTACAGTTAAAATTGGTCTTGCATGGTCAAATGTACCGGTTGTCATTTTAACACCGATATTATAATCACTTTGACCTAAAACATAACCTTCGTTTCCATCTGCATCTTCAAGCCTTTCGTATAATTCAAATTGTACTTCGTTTGAAGGGTCTGTATTAATTGCTTGATTGGAAACTAATAAACTAGTATTTGCAACTGAATAACCGTAACCGCCATTAATATAATTATATGTAGCAACTGCATTGACCGCGTTGGTTACATCTGTAACTATACCTTCACCACCGTCACCTTCAAAGCTGTCGGGTTGTATTTTAACTGAGTCACCAATTTTCTTATTTGCTAATCTTGGTAATGTATCGTCAACAATAAATTCACTAAGAGAACCACCAACCTCACCAAAATCTATAGATTCTTTAGAAATGTTAGTATAAATTCTGTCGTATTTTAAGAAAGTACCTTGGACATTATCAATGTAAATAATAGGAGTATATCTACCATTAATTAACATTGAATTAATTTTAGCTACAGAAGCTTTTGCTTGACTAACACTACCTGTTATAACACGAGAAATTAAATCTGCATAAGTGTATTGAATACTTGTTGTATCACTTAAAAATAAATTATCGTTGGGAAGCATCTGTAGGAAATTACCTTCTTTCCATTCAGAGTTTGAAGCTTTTAACATTCTATTAGAAGGATAAACTATTTCAATATCATATTCTTTATAGAATGTTGCAAAGAATAACTCAATACCAGCCTTAGTACCTTTTCTGCGATAAAGGTCTAATATATTTTTAACAAGGAATGGTACAATAGATTCTTTAAGTTCAAGGTCAACTAAATATTTGTTCTTGTAAAATATAAGTAAAGATTTAATTGTTGTATCAACATCTTTATATTCAAAGAAACGCCTTGAAACATAAGTAGATTGATTTGTTGCTGTTTCCATCCACTTATAATAGTCGCGAGCTAGCTGAACAAGTTCTGGTCCATCTTCACGATAGATTGCAGGAAATTGCTGATTGATAAAAAAGCTTATACTTTTTTCTATCTGCGAATAATCTTCAGCCATTTTATATTATTCCTATTATATTAATAACTATTACTATTTGTTGAACTTGTTAGTGTGCCAATAGCTGCTGACGATGTAGTTGTTCCAGCAACTGGTTTTTCATCAAGTATCATATTAACTTGTACATCTTCATCTCTAATTATAAACACACGCCCTTGAGCAGCTTTAATAGTATTTTCTTTTGGTCTTACCATAATTTTAACTGAGCTTCCGTCGAATGCTTCAACAAGAACTGTATTTAAAGTTATTAAACCTTTTGTATAATCTATTGTTCCTACTTTAGGTTTAAATACTGATGGATTTGTTATGTCATCTACAATAAACATAAGATTACCTAAACCATCATCTTGTAAATAAACACAAGTACCATCTATATCAAATGGTGTACTCTTAACAGCAGGTTTATATTCTTTAAATCCTGTTGCTTCTCTAAATGGATAAGGTTTAACTAATTCTGTTTCAAATCTAAATATCGGTGTTTCTCTAATATTAATTTGTGGGCTCCAATCAATGATTGGCATAAGAGTTAATCCAGTACTTAATACTGCTGTATCGACACTGTCAAGTTGTGCAGCAAGTTTACTGCCTCTTAATTTTGTATTAAAATCTTCTAGAGTTGTAGATGAATAATTACTTATTTGGCTTCTTACTAATGCTTCAATTTCGTCTTTTGATTTTTCTGTACTCTTATTAGTATATACAATATCAGCAATAACATCTGCATATATAAATTTGGTCTGTACAAATATTGGTTCAATACCTAATGGACTCTTTTCTGCTAAATAATTAATATAAGTATTTGCAAGTGTTGAACTAATTAATGTTGTTTCTGCATCTAAATAAACCGATATAGCAACTCGACCAAATTGAGGTGGGTCTAATTCTTCACCACCATAAGCACTTACTGCTGTAATATCTGGGAATGCTTGTTGTAATAATACTTCGTAATCTTTTGTTGTTACTGCACGTTCTTGTACTGCTAATGACTTAGGAGCAAAATATCTAATAGATTCCATACTCTCACGCTCTAAACCACCTGCTGCAGCTGTAAGTGTTGTTATTGCAATAGTAGCTCCTTCAATAAAACTTGCACTAAATGCTGAAGCACCATTTGCTAATTCACCTGAACAAATTCTATATCTTACTCTTACATCCTCAAACTCTTCTGGCTGTAAACCAAATTCGTTTTTACCAAAATAAACTGCATATCTGTTATCTAAATAAGGCTCTAAATAAAATACTTTATCGTCAGGTTTAACACCATATATTGTATTAGCACGAGTAAATACATTACGGTCTTCCGTTTCTTCTGCATCAACAAATACCACAACAGAGTCTGTATCAACTTCATCGTTTGTTAATTGAACACGAAGTACTCCGTCACCATCAACAATAAATCCTTCTCTTTGGAATGATGCTAACATTGACCCTTCAAATATGTCAATGCTGTCAGCAGTATAAACGCTAGGTGCAGTTCGTCTTGCAACATATGTTTGATTAGTTACAAATGTAAATAACTCACCTTGATAGTTTGCTGTAAACGTAGAATATTGTGGAATAACAACTGTACTATCTGTTGCGTTTTCATCTGTAATAGTAACACGAACTGTTGCTTTAGCAGATTTACGCGAACGAGGAATATAGTTTAATTCTTTTGCATGAGAAACGATTGAGTTCTTTAGGACGGCCGAGTCTAAAAACATCTCATTCATTGTCATGTTTGTATAGAAATTATTTTGGAAAGTATTAAATGATAGTACATCTAGTAATGCACTCATGTTACTACCTTCAAAGTTATAATCTTTAAATTGAGTCTGCGTTTGCAGATATGTTTTTAACTGGTTTTTTATCGAATCAAAATCGAGTTCTGTAATTGGGGTTTTTGGATTGGCCATCTTATCTTATCCTTTCTAAAATTAAATCAAGAGTAATTGGTTTGTCAACATTCCTGATATAAAACTGTATGAATACATTTACTGTGTTATCGTCATAACTACTCGAAGCAGTAACGTTAATTAATTCTGCTCGAGATTCAAACGTGTTTATTGTATCTCTACATCTTGTTTCAATAACTTTTAAAACACCAGGCGTAATGTTTTCAAATAATAATCCTTTAATACCACCACCAACATAGGGTTGCATTAATCTTTCACCTGGGTCTGTTAAAATTAAATTTTTAATACTTTGTTTTACTGCGTCTTCGTCTTTTAATAAAGCAATATCTTTTGAAATAGGACTAATGCGCAAATCCTTATGGAAATCGCTATATAAATTCGGCTTCTTAGTAATCGGCGTTTTTATATTAATTGTCATCTTGCTATTTCTCTAGTATCTAAATGAATATGTTTATCGTAAATTACAACACCTAAAAATCCAGATTTCTGCGCGTTTTTAACAAACAATTCAATCCAGTCTTCAGTAAAGTTTGCTCCTATTCCTCTTTCTGCTTCTGGAACATCGTTAAAAGCAGATTCAAATGCAGGGTCCCTTTTAATATCTATAACAAGTCCACTAAGGTGAGGATTATCATTTTCCTTTTTTAGTATTTCTTGATTATATTTTTGGCTTACCCAACCATTTGTTATAACCATTGTATTACCATAAATTGATTGTAATCTTTTAAGATATACTTTAATATCTAAATCAATATGTGTATATGCAGGAAGTCCAACACCTTTTTCTTCATCAAATACATCACCTTCAAATTTAAATATTTCGCCGCCTTTCATCACAGCCATACACTTAGGTAAATCTCTATAATCTTGTGCAGTAATTGGTTCTACATCAACACGTTCGTAATCAGTAACTGATTGAGGAACATTATTCGCATTTCCTTCATTCCATAACCTATTTAGGCTATTTATGTCGCCTTGCCTTCTTTCTTTTGAAAATCTTATTGCACCATTACGAATAGCAGTAGATGTGTTTTGATTACCAATAGCTTGTAATCTTTTAATAACTCTTTGATATCTATTTCCATAATCATCTAATGGATTCTTAATTTCATTAATTAGTGCTTCAACATTACTTGCAAGTGCACAAAAACGTGCAACTAAAAATTGCATAGTTGCTAAATCCATATTTTCAAATAAACTAAAAGCATAATCCATAAATCCTTTTAATTTATCTTTAACTTTTTTCTCTTGCTCTTCTGTTAACTCATTACACATACGCTCTTTTTGAGTCATTATATACTTTGTATGATGTTTGTCAATATCAGTAACTAAATCTCCTATTTGGTCAAGGATATCAAAATTATCAATTGCAGCTCTTATTTTTTCATATATTTTAATAACAGAGTCGATAATCTTTTTCTGTATCTCTTCCATTAATTTTTCAACAACTTCTTGTTGTATTATTTCAAGTGGAGTTCTACCTTCGTATCTGCCTGTTTTTGCAAATATTAATATTGTATTATATACTGCATTGATATCATTAATAAGCCCATCGACTTCACCAATTAAATCATAGAATGCATCTATCTGATTAAATAGATTATTCATGCTATTACAGAAA